GCCGGTTTAGCAAAGACCACACATAAAATGAAGCCAGCAAAGAATCCTATCCAGCGATCCCGAGTCGGCTCCTTGCTTAATAGAAAGCCAAAAGTCGCACCCAGCACACCTGTAAAAAGGATGTGTGAATGATTCTTTATGCTTTCCAATACCTGACTAAGAAAGTCCATATACATCCCCTTTAGTCATACATACCCCTATTGTTTGGCAATAAAAAAGCACCTAAAAAGGTGCCGTTATTTGGTTTAGTTTAGACTTCTATTTCTGAGTGCTGGCCAGTGGGTGCTGGTCGCAAAATAACTTGATTGGATACAAACACTCTGGCACCCAGGTTATAAGCTGTGCCGGATGTGCATAATACTGGACCAGATCCACCATCAATCTGTACCCGATACTCTGGATGCTTTACTGAAGTAATGGTGCCGATATATTCCGCATGGGTTGGATTAAGCAGCTTACGTAATTCAAATAGAGGATTCGTCACGACTGATACGCTCCACAGTAATGGTTTCATTCACTTTTTCATGCGAAAAGCTGCCTGAAACTGAATCAATCACACCCCACCACTGGCCATTAAATGCAATCGATTTACCGGGTAGCATCTCGCCAATTTCTTGACTGACCGGAATATCCGAGAAAGTATGCAGCTCTTGAATATTAGCTTTGACCAATTCATTTTTTCCATAGCTGGCACCCGATACCACATTAAACAATGGACCAGTGACCGTCTCAAGTGGCATATCGCCCGAGGTACCACGCTGCTGTACTTTCAGACTTTCACCACTTCGACTATTCACCACAGTAATGGCGTTAAAGTCAGCAATGTATTCATCGTTCTGCTTAATGTTCTGCTGCATCACCAAGCTTTCAGATAACAAAATATCGTAGTCATCAACTGTCATCGCATCCCAATATCCCTTTTGATATCGCGGCAAAATCGTCAGTGTATTACCGGCTTTCTGACTATAGATAAAGCCACCACCCGCATCAACGATCTGCTTGATTGCATCGATTGGCGCCAGCTCTGCATAACTCAGGCTCTCAACCGGTACGATCCAGCCCAGTTCATCAATCAGCTTCCAGTCCAAAGTAGTATTGGATTGAGCTCGATCCAGTTCAGCCTGAACCAGTTGCACTGATGTTCTCTCATTATCCTGAATAAATGAGCGTAATGGTCCATATTTGGCAGAGTTTAAAGCAGTGATACTTCGCCCTGGATAAGTGTATAAAACACTGGCAAAGCGTCGTGTTTCTTCTGGATCTTCAAGCAAGATATGATGCTCAAAACCATTAATCATGACTTTAAGAATTACCGGCTGGTCGTTAATCGGCTGCAGCTTATCTTTTTCCGTATGAGCCACGGTAATGGAGTAAGTCCAGCACCACTGAGACCGACTGGTACTGTAGGTGCCATCAATCACTTTTATTTTTTCGCCGGTATCTAATCGCTCGGCTGTTAATGTATTCACGATATACCACCAGTTCCTTTTTGGCAGTGCTGGAATACAGTCATCTGCACCAAAATTTAAAACAACATCATGTGAATCAACGTCATGACAGAGACAGATAAAGTTTAAATCTGTACTACCCTGATATGGCTCAGGTTCTGGCTTTGGCCATGGTTGAACCGGATGCTTTCTGTAGTGAATTGCTTTTGCTTTATCCCAAGGCAAATCCGACTTGGTAACAATCTCAAGCCCTTTATCCCACTCAAATGAAAAGCGATGCTCAAACACCTGACCTACTTCATGGGAGTAAGTCACGTTCTTGCGTAAGCGAATCATTTCCTGCCAGACCGTTTCCCGGTTATGCCGCAATTTGATTGTTTCTTGATGCAGGTAGCGCTGGTGAATAAAGCGTTTATCGCCTTCCTCCCAAATGACATACGCATCCGAACTTAAACCGGTTGCCTGCTCATGCAAGGATCTAATCGCCCGGGTTAATGATCCTGCCTGCTCATACCGGATATCTGCCTGATTGGAAATCACCAGGCCCTGATCATAAAAAAGAGCCTCATTTGAGACTCTTAATATTGGTTTGGCCCAAGGGATTTCTGTGGTGCTCAAGGCTGTGATGGCTTTCTGATATCTCATGTCCAAGCCATAGGACACACCCACCAGATGATTGATATCGAATACCGCTATAACCTCAAATTGAAATTCAGTATCCAAAACCGTATCAATGGTGCATAGGTTTTCTGCAAATTCCGCAACTATCTCAAAGCCAAAACTGGTGTCTAAGACAGTATCAATCTGCCCGATGACATCGGTATTTTCTTCAAAGACTGCGACAACTTCAAAGCCGAACTCAGTATCTAGCACCGTGTCTATGACTGCAGTATTTGCACCGCTATCCGCATAAACTGCGGTGACTTCAAATGAGAACTCAGCATCGAGTACCGTATCGATTACAGCAGAAACATCATCGCCAAAATTGAGATTGGTTGAGCCATCGGCCAGATGCTCAAAATTCAGAATGATGTTATGGCTATCAGTATTATCAGGCTTAAAGTTTAAGTTTAGGTTGTGAGCATCAACGGTGCCGAGCTTATTCTTAAAATCCACATGAGCACCCTTTTAATTTAAGGTCTGAGTTTTATTGAAGTAACAGACAATGTGCCACCAAGGGCTAGATTGGTATTCGCCAGAGTTATATCAGTTCCCACAGTTAAATCCGCAGCTACTTCGCCTGCACCATTATAAATCCGCACCCATGTTGCAGTGCCTGACCTAATCACCGTTGCGGTATCCGTTGGATGAAGCTCTATATAAGTGGTCGTAGTATCCTTAATACAAGGCTCGGGGAATGTTAGTGTCACCAAAGCATTATTCGAATCTGCTGCAACTGCCGGACTGGCTGGCTGTACACCCTCATAAAAAATAACGGTAGCACTTTGGCCACCGCTATCCATAAAATTCGCAAAGGCTTGAATCATGGCAAGCCGGGCATTGACTGATGTTTTACTCATTTTGGCACCACATTATCTTGAATAACTGCGTTAAATTGCTGTTTTTTATCAAAAGCAATAATGAAGGTATTTAAGTCTGTATTTAGCCCTAAAAACTGATAATCGCCATTTTGATCAGGCCGTCTTACCAAAATTGGCTGTAAATTGGCTTTGCTGTATAAAACCACAGTAGCATCTCGGTATTGCGCACTAAGTTTTTTAACTGAACCTTTGACTTTTGCAACCACCGTGCCAGCAGCAATTGACTGCAATAAAATAGAGGATGGCATTGCTTTACGAGAACACGGTTTCATTCCAACTCCCCAATGTAATATAGAGCACCACCACCTGAATTGTTTGCATGAGATTCCCATACATACATGCTTGACCCGCTTAATATTGGTGTTGTGATCAGCATTTCGTTAATTTGTTTCCCTGCATAGTGCACTGCGGGTAAAGTCCCCCTCAGCACTCTATCATCATCATAAAATGGAATTTGCAACGCAGGTGTATCAGATGCAGTCATTGTGTTAAGCGATCTTTCGCCGGATCTATAATCAGGCAGAATTGGATTCGCTTTGGTTGATAGTGATAATTGCGCGACTGTAGCGTACTTGGGTATGCTAAATTTTGATCTGTTTAAACTGTGAAAAAGTGATCCCGTTATCTCGCCTTTTGAAGTTGATGATGCAGCTACTGTTGTCTCTAGCGATATTAAAAACCAGTTGGGGATAACATCACTTTCCGTTGTTGCGTCAAATAAGCCACATCCTTTTATTGTTTTATATTGCATGTTTAAGGTTGTTGGATTAATGAGATAAAAATAATCAGCACACCCGATTAATGTAAAGTGTCTATTGCCGCTTGCTGATGAGTCTTGATCAGCAGGGTTGTTTAACAATATACCCGACGCTGTCCAATACCAACGACTCCAACCTCGTACAACACTATTCCCAATCCCAGTAATTTTCCAATTTTTTGCAGGATCAGTGGGGTCAAACGGCAATTGCAACACGTCAGGATTTTCATAGTCATCTATATGTTCCATGTGCTCAAGCAGGCCAACCATGGCATATTTGGCATAAGTCGATGTATATACACCTGTTGTGCCGTCTAGGCTTGTTAGACTTTCATCCACACGAATAAAAGGATGCTGTGCACTTGGATCTTTCGCTCGATAAACACGCTTTACATCCCCGGTATCGCGGAAAATAATCTCGTAGCCAAGTGATCCCAGTTTTCCCATGCCAATTGTAGTAATTGAGCGCTCAGCTATATCTACTGCAGGCTTTAAAATGAGTTGTGTGGTATTTGGTACACCTTTAATACGGTATTTCTGATTAAGAGATGTTGGAGTAAAGCCAGATAGCTCAACCACCTGAAATAACATTGCATTATGTGCTGCATATAAGGTGATATGAATATCACCCTGTTCATCAACAGATGCTGCTGTAATTGGGGTGAAATCAATGCCGGTCACCAATGCCCTATCAAGTAGGCGAATCAAGTCACCCCAGTTATTACCAAGGGTTAAGCCATTTAAGTGGCTAAAAAATTGTACTTCTACATCTGTCGCCATTTTATTTGATCCATAAAAAAACCGCGTATAGCGGTCATATTTCAATTAATGTTTAGAGCCTGCGATCAATATCGCCACGTAGCATGATCTGGAACTGGTCTGACAATACTGCTGGCTCTGACTGTTTCACTGTACGAATTACCCAGACAGGAAAGTTTGCTGCCACTGTATTGAAGCGCAGGACATTACCATTCGCCCAGCCGGCTCCCCAGCCTTCCTTCTTGATGGTGAAATACGGAACACCGGTGACCGGGTTGATCGGTGCATAGTCAGCATTGGTGGTACCAGTACTGATCTGACCAGAATATTCACCAATGCATCGAAACGATTGCGCATCGGTAAAGATCAATGCCCAGCGTTCTTGAATCGCACCTTTATTGCTAACCTGAAGTGGATAGAGCGAGTCATTGTAATTGGCCAAAATGCTTGAGCTTGGCTCATCTATCCAGGCATTACTCCATGAGCCTTGCACAAACTTACGGGTATATCGTGCCTGCATGTCACCAATGACTAAAGCAGAACCGACTATGGCATCCACCGCATCATAGTTATGGGTTAAAGGCTTGGTGAAAGTCAGCTGACCGTTAATCTGTACATCACGGATCAGCCCCATATCCTGATAGCGGTATTTCACTGTCAGTGGTGCAACCAGATTACCCAGTACGAAGTCACCGCCCAATGTCACGCGGCCATAATCATAATCAACTATGTACAAATCGAAAGCTACTTTCGTTCCGTTAGTATCTTCAAGTTCTGCCCATGAAATACGCTGATCATTCAGATCGTATGTGGTACCTGCAATTGCACTGGGCAGCTCTTGTGCTTTGCTTGAGCTGACAATACCAATCCCCCCGACTCGGAAAATCGGAACCCGGCCATCAATCGGTAAACGTGTAGCAGATAGACCTAGAATTTCAGAGTCTAGTGGAATATAGGTATAAGCCACAGCGTTATAGCGTACGGATGAAGCATCAACCCAGACCGGAACATTGATATAAGTATCCAGACCTTCCTGATATTCAAGTAAAGGGTCATACCAGTCCTTGGCTGCAATCTCAGCCTGATTGGCTTCGGTGATTCTGGTTTTGGTATAAAAGTAAATGGTGACAAACCCATTTTCCCAATTGACCTGCCCATGTGCCCGGCTGGTCTCGATCACCCCATTTTCATCAGCGGTCAGTGTCAGCTGGCCATATTCAATTGTTCCCACCACCACAGTTAAGGATTGTGGCCGGATCGGCATGATTGGGGGTCTAAAGCTGATCTTATTGACCGGTAACAGGTCGGTGGTGGTGGTCAGAGACTCAAGCGTAATCGTGTTATCTGCATTTGGGGTCCATGAGTCGATTTCAACAATCCCGGTGCCGTATTGAATGACACCTGACTGAATCCCGCTGTTATTAGCCGGATTCACATTGCGATACAGCAGGCCAGTACGATCAAGAAATGTATCAGCACCGACCTTGAATCGGGCTGAGCCTGTTAGAATCTGCTCATCAAAGCCAGAGGATAGATCCAGCTTTAACTTGTTGGCCGTCACTGTGTGGGTTGCTGAATTGGAGCCGGATGTATCACGGTATTTCACTTGAACATCAACAGTATTAAGGGCTTTTAGTTCGACCTGCTGACCCTGAATGTCTGATGTTTGTGGAGAATAAAAAGACATATTTCCTCGCTAGGCAGCCGCATAGATAGCCATAGGTGTAAAGGTTTGCACAAATCTGCTCGCTGTACTTTTTGGTGTGACTTCAACTGCGCCAGTGGCATAGATAATGGTGCCTTGCACTTGACCGCGGCTATTCACCAGATTACCCATAGTTGCATTCACCGGCACATCTGTCAGAGTTACAGACCCTGTAATCCCCTCACTGCTTTGAAGTGGAATTTTTAGCTCAACACTATTTGGCTGAATTGCTGGTCCGGTACCAATGGTAAAGGTCAGCTTTTGATTTGCAGGGGTAACATCCATCTTGGTTTGTTCAAGTGATGATCCATAGTTGTAGATCACCGAAAAGACCGTACCTTTTTGTGGCAACTTGTTTGGAATAATCTTGCCAGTACCGGTGGCATAGTTAATTTCACCTGTAGCATCTCCAGTAAACTTGCCTTGAGCATTCGAAGTCGCTGTTTTGGACTCACCCTCAAGCAACCAGTTGATGGTGATGCCTGGCAAAACACCTGGTCGACCTAAATCAAAATCAAATGCAGCTTTTTCCACACTTAAATTGGAGCGTACGAAAGTGACAATTGGTGTACCCCAGTTCAGCAAAATCGGCGTATCTACATCCGGTAGTGCACCAGTAGTTAATAGCCACGAACCTGTTTCATAATTGATCATGCCTGAACCAAATGACGGACTGGCAGCCTTTAACTGCCCCGAGCCATCATCTTTGAGTTCATAGAACTTGCCTTGTGACATATACGAGATTGACAAAGCGCCTGGTGCTGGAATCGGAATCAAAACCCCTGTCCAGTTGGTACTTTGATTATTCTGAGTCACTGGAATGGCGTGACTTTGGTAATACTGATTCGGTGCAGCAGCTGGCTTGAATGTGATATTCAAACTGGCGGTGCCAGCTGGCGCTGCTGCGGTCCATTGAATCAAACCACGCTGGTAATCAATCGTGCCGACTTGTGTACCTTGAGTGTTTTTAAGCAGGCCCCCCTGATCAGTGATCTGCTGGCCTTGTAAAGTGAAAGCCACGCTGGATGGAATCACTGCTGAACCGATATACAGGTTCTGGCTCACACCAATCACCATATTCGGATAATTGACCGTGATGGTACCCTCATTACCCGCTACCAGGACTACGCTTTCACCAGCCGCATTCACATCAATGATTGGTGTTTCAGTCTGAGCTGATGGAATGAGCTGGGCAAAGATGCTTTTGGCATTTACGGTAAATTCACCAACATTGGCATCAGAAGCCAGCGCTGTAGATGAGTAATACAGACCGGTATCAGCAACAAGTGTGTCACGAATAATGGTCTTGGATTTCTCACCGTTGTACCACTGCCGTGCAGACAAGCCTACAAAATCAATTTCTAAAGCATCATTGAGTGAGTAAGTGGCAACCTTGTATTCCACGTTTTTACCATCCACTACCATAATGGCAGTGCGAGTCTCAACTTTTGTGATTCGTACGTACTGCTCACGCTCTAATACCTTGCCTTCATCACTAATCAGAACAATCGTGTCACCTACTGATGACTCAGTTTCTTGCGGAAACATGGCCACCTGCAGCGATGACATGCCTTTCCAGTGGGTATCCAGTGGTGTACCTGCGATCTGGCCGCCTTTTGCTAGGTAGTTTTCCACCCGGTTTTGGGCAGACTGGCGTTCATCATTCCAATTTTTGGTACTGAATAGCAATGCTGACACGTTTGGGTCTTCTGGTAACTCAGACACAAATACCGTGGCACCCATCAATAGATCGGTATCTTCTGTGGTAACTGCAGGAAAGACCTTACGCATGGAGACATCACCCATGGTTCGATCCATCTCAGACACATCATTGAACAGGTTATTGCTAATCCCATCCTGAACCACAACGCCAGAATATTTACCACCGCCATCAGAGTTATCGGTCAAGCGTTCAGACTTGTAAATTACTAAATCTTTGGTTTCAATCGCCATCGTCTAACTCCGTAAAGCGTAAGGTCACATTAAAATAATCATCCAGCGATACCGCCGGAATTCCTTTCACCGGTGCAGCCTCTAAAGCCCCATCCTGGTGGTTAAATTTGACGGTAAATTGCCGGCTGTCATGCGGCTGTTCAAACTGCAGTCTGAAATTCTCACCTTGAAGCTTGGACCATTCCAAAACAGTCCGTAGTTCACGTAGCTTGATCCAGCCCATTTGCGGATCTGCTGGTTGTAAAGTAATTGGTCGTCCAGACTTCTTTTTGCCTTCCTGAATGATCAAAGTGCCATCCATGGCATAGGCCTGATTTTGCTCAATGGCCTTCCATGAAAATTCATCAGGCCATAAAAAACCGTCCTCTAATGGGACGGTTTCTGATGTGCTTAAGCGGATAAGCTTCATGTTGATTTCGCTATACCTTTTAATTGGTTTACAAGGCTGGTCATCACATCCTTTTGGCTTGCATCGCCTGTAAGGGATAGGGTTTGACCTCCGAATTGAATGTTGTAATTCACACTATCACCACCCTTACCATAGTCTTTAGTTGATGGTACGGAAGGAATAGACGGCGCATAGTCATTCAGGCTACTAGATCCGATTGATCTACCATTCTTGCCAACATACTGCTCCAGCCGTTCAATCTGCTCCATAACATACATGGCATTACCAAGAGCCTTCTGGTTGTCATAGGCAGTGGTCCCATACTTTCTCTTCACCCACTCATTGGAAGCAGATTTGTAATAACCACCTGCCACTGGTTCGGCATCTTGGAAGAGCTCTTTGGCTTTTTGCTTGGTATCACCTTCATAACCAATATCCTTAAGTCTCTGTTCAATTTCTTCAACAGAAAGCCCGTGTTTAGCGGTTGTTCCGGTTTTGGATGCCTTCATCTTGCCCTGAGAAGCCATAGCAGCCTCCATTGCTTTGCGAGCCTCTTCCCACGCTTCAGTGGTATCATTACCCGCTCTAACACCTTTACGGCCTAGATCATCAAAGCCATCGCCAGCATTTCCTGTGGCATTGCGAACACGGTGCAGGCTTTCTTCCACAGCATTATTGGCTTTCACTGAAACTTGGCCGGTTTCACTGACTTGAATTGATAAACCTAATGAAGCGGCTTTGGCATTTGCTGCAGCAATACTTTGAGCATCACCCGAAGCATAAGCCAGTTGAATTGTCTTTTCATAAGCCTTTTGAAGATCCGCTTGGGTGGCCTGGCCACTCTGGCGTACTGTTTCAAAATCAGCTAATGCCATTTGAGCCGACAATCGAAGTTGCTCTTTGGTTTTGATGCCGAGACGCTCGAAAGCCCTTCCTGTTTCATCCAAGACATCAGGTAGTTCAGAAGTAGCTCTCTTTATTGCAACAATACCTAATTCAACTTGCTTGGTTGAGAATACCCCTTGCGCTTCAAACTCACGCATCTTGGCATTTGCTGCATCAATCTCCGCCTGGCTCTTGGCCTTGCTAAGCCACTCCTCCCATGCTTGGTAAAGCACATCACCTGCCTGTTTACCTACATACCCTGCTTCACCCAACTTGGCCTTAAGCCCATCCAGTTCGTTTCCAGAACTAGAAAAAGACTTAGAAACTTTATTTAGCGAAACATCCAGATCCACGCCAAACAGCTTGGCAGCGGCAGATGCTCTTGAATAAGCTGTTTCCGCCACTTGGCCAGATCCAGCATTAGCTTTATTTAATTCAGCTATACGTAAATCACGGTTATTGGCCAACTCTGCTTCTTTAGCGTTAATGGCATTAATTGAGGATTGGGCGGAGGCTAAGGCATTTAGATCGCCAGTCTTCTTGGCTTGCTCAATCTGTTGTTCTAGAAGCGCACGTTCAACGGCGGCCTGTTTCTGGTATGCAAGATACTCCTCATCGGCTTTCTTAACATTTTCTTTGGCCAGCTTGAGAGCTTCTTCCTTTTTAGCAGCGCTTTCAGCCGCCTGTTCTGCACTCTGGCCAGCCTGAACACTAACCTTGCCAGCCTCATCGATGGTGACGATATAGCCCTTAGTCAAGAGATCGGCCTGCATTACGCCGTCCATGACACCGCCATTGGCCTTGATAGCAGCCTCGGCATAATCCTGAGCAGAAGCCAACATATCCTTATCTAATGCGGCTTTATTGGTAGCGTGCTCCTTTTCACGACTCTCGAGCTCATTAGATTTTTGGATAATTGCATCAATGGTCGACTGATTGCCGTCTTTGCGAGCCTGATTTAATTGTGCATCGATGGCCGCACGTTCACCAGCCAAATCTTTGGATTTTTGCGAAAATTCCTGATTTTGCTTAACCAAATCAGCAAAGGTTGCAGTGCTATCGGCTACAGCTTCCTCATTTTTCTCCTTTTGAGTTTTTCGTATATCCTCGTAGGTTTCAACTACAGCCCATTTATGCTCGGTACTAAGCTGGATAGCTCCTTGCATATTCTTTTCAGCTTGAGCAAACATGCGATCTGAAGCCTTTTCAGCCTCATCTGCCAGATCCCCCATAAATGGTACGTACTTCAAGGTTGCCGCAGCTAAGCTGTATACCCCTCCTGCCAGAAACTGGACAGAAGATAGCAGGATCTTAAGGCCAACATTTAACCCGAAACTAGCATCACTTACGGCAGCCATCGCCATACGCAGCATATTGAGGAAGGTTGTAAATCCGCTTACATCCTCCCCACCACCTATCAGTGCATTAAATAACGGCGAGATTGCATCCAATGCACTTGTAAATGCACTCCAGGCAGTTTCACCAAAATCAGCAACATACTTAATATTCAGCTTAATATTTTCATAAACTTGAGTAAGTGTGTCTCTTAATGCGTTTAAGGTACTTGGATCTATATCGTCAAATTTTGAAGTAAAGTATCCAACCCCCTCAGCTACATCATCAAAGAGTACTTTTAGAATTCCAAGATTATCAGCGATGATTGATAGGGCATTCGCTACGGCGGCACTTGACCCATTAGCTTGATCCATCTCGCCAATCAGAATTTGCCACTGTGTAGAAATCTTCTGTAGCGCATTACCAATAGTTGTTGGGAACTTGGCATAGTCCGCTTCAATTGCAGCGGATTGGCTTTGTAGTGCCTTGATGACTTTTTCCGCTGACAGTTCGCCATTCTCGGCCATATTGCGCAGTTCACCGGTAGTCACACCTAAAGACTGAGCCAATGCTTTTGAGATGCCAGGTGCCTGCTCCATAATGGAGTTGAACTCATCACCACGTAAAACGCCTGATTGCAGCGCTTGTGTAAACTGGGTAATTGCTGCATCAGCTGCAGCTGCTGATCCACCGCCAGTCTGAATGGCCATGTTAATGGTTTTGACCAGATCAAGACTTTGCTGTTGGGTCATCCCCATCTGCTTACCGGTATCATTCACTTTCGTAAATAGACCAGCGGTGGCATCCAGACTTGAGTTGGTCATCAGCGCAACCTGATGCACCCCAGCCATTGCTTGCTGGAAGTTACCGCCATCACTGGTTGCGATGTTGATTCGAGCTGAAAGATTAGTATAAGAGTCAGCCGCCTGGGCAAGCTCTCGAAGCCCCAAACCAACACCAATTGTAGCTAATGCCCCCACCAGTGCAGTTACAGCAAACTTAGCCCCATCCATGCCTTTAGAGAGGGTAGAAACTCCGGAATTTGCCTTTTGAGCAGCTGGCTCAACACCATTCAGTTCACTTTTAAGCTTTTCGATTTGCTGTTCGGTGATCTTGGTTACACGTTCTACTTCTTCAGCCGGCAATTTACTGTTAGCTTTAAAGTTTTCGAGCTTTCTGGTCAGATCGGCAATAGCATCATTAATCACGGACGGCGGTTTAATGCCTAATGCTTCATAAATTGCATGTCCGGCTTGCTTGGCACTACCGGATGCCTTATCTGTGCTTGTGGAAACGCCCTGCATTGCAGTGGTGGCTTTTACATTAAATTCGGAGAAGGCTGATTTAGTCAGATCTACTGCTTGCTCAAGACCTTTAACCTTGTCACCAGCTGCCTTAATCTCATTAAGTGTTACAGCTTCACTGCTTTGCTCTAGTGCCGAAAATGCATTTCTTGCTGTCAGTAATTCACGCTCTAGGGCATTAATACTATTGGTGCCAATACTACCAATACGTTCAATTTCTTTAGTACTGAGGCTTGCGCCGTCACCCATACTTTCAATTGCACGGGTAGCGGTCTGCGCTTCACCTACCACACCAGTTAAATCTACGGCGCTAAAACGTTGCACTTGATTGATAGCTGATTGAGTAGCGCCATCGACACCTTTCATGGCATTGATAGCAACACCTTGATAATAATTGAAGGCACTGGAGGCTTCATTGATAGCGTCTTGAATACTCAGAACACGCTGTTTGGCAATTTCAATATCTTGTAGAGTGCCATCAGTGCTTTGTAGACGAACCAATTCAGCCTGAGCAGCTTTAAGAGCTAAATTCAGCTCATTAAGGCCCTGCTCACCCGCACTAGACATTGCACGGAGTTCACCAGCGCTGATAGTCGACTTATCGCCCAGAGATTCAATTTCTTTTGCAGCAGAGAAGAACTTATTACCCAGCATTTCTGCAAGTTGAACAGCATCACCAGGAATGGCACCACCGATTTCAAAGCCGGCCTTATTAGCCTTGTTAGCTGTGTCTTGAAGCTCACTTCCTAGACCATCAATCTTGCCCGATGCTTGGGATGCTTGTGTCTCTAATGCATTGGCTGCCTGAGCTACTTCACCTAACTTGCCTTTAGCCTGATCAGCCTTCTTTTGAAGATCATCAGGAACAATTTTGCTAACCTCTTTTCCTGTTTCTACGGAGGCCGCTTTAAGTCCATCCGCTTCCTTTTTCAAAAGAGAAATGAATGACTCCCAATTATCTTTAGATGCTTTGGTGCCAGCATCAAAGCCCTTGGTGTCAGCATCCATGACTAATTTGAATGTTAAATTTTTACCAGACATACTGACCTCAAATTTTAGGCAATAAAAAACCCGCAGTGGCGGGTGAAATTAGGTATTAAAAAACCTCCCGAAGGAGGTTCTTGTTTTATTTAGAATTGCGTTCTTTTAGGAAATGCCGCCCCACTCGAAGCGTATCAGTGCCATAAAGAAGATCTAGCACACTATCAAAACGCTTAGTGAACTCAGCAATATCCATGGTTGGGTAAAAACCCGGCGGCAATGGCATTGCGGTCAGCACACCATTGCGAGCACTCACATGCCAAGAATCATACCTAGAGTTATTAAACTCGTTGCTAATCTGCTGGGCTACCTGAATAACTTCTTGAGGATAAGGCAAAGCTTTTACTTCTTGCTTTTCCACTTTTGCTTTTAGATCCATTGTTTCCAGATAGTGCACTGCTTCAGGAAAGTGAATCTCTAAAAGTTCAGCATAGCGTGGGATTTTAAAGTGTCGATTATGACGCGCCCACATTTCAGCAAAGATTTTACGTTCACCTTGAGAGCGACGGGCCACAATTTCATGAAGCAAGGCTTGCTGCTCTGGTGAAATAGCCTGGCGCGCCTTAACTCTAAATTGCATCACCATCGCATCATAAGCGCGAATAACTTGTAGATGGAATTTTGCAGAGATCCACATTGCATATGAGTAAACTAATTCTTTGACTACATATGTACCATTATTCTTACCATCATTAACTTTTCCAACAGCAGGCATCTGCAAATTTGCAGAGGCCCCATTCGAAGGGTTTTCAATTTCAGCAATTAGGTCTTTGGTTTGTTGATTGCGAATAAAGTAAGCAGGCTGGTGTTTCTTATCATACCCACTTGCCTTATGTAGATCATTCAAGCAATAACGGCCATCTTCATCTTGACGAATCTGGAAATCACCAATAACCAACGGTTGAGTATTTGGATTTACTGAATTTTGTGTTAAATTAGACATAGTTACTTTCCTTAAGTGATGGCAACAAAACCTTGTTTAATCTTGGCGGATGGCAAGGTTTTTTTGTGCCTGTAGTTTTCATGCTTTCGCACTCTCTTTGTTTAAAAACTCTTTTATGGCTTGGTTGATAAGCCAGTTGATTGAACGATCCTCCTCTTTACCTTTTAATTTCAATTTTTCGTGATCTTTATTATCTAAAAACCGCATTTTGTACTGCTGGCCTTTTTGATTAATGCTCATGTTTTCCTCATAACATCATTTAGGTACGTTTGTATAATGTACCTCTTTTATGTCATTGTCAACATCAAAGAGGTACATTACTATAATAAATATCTAATATTTTTCTGGCTACCCTGATGAGTGAAAACCAAAAAGAACCACAATATAAATTGCGCTGGTCTGAAGAGCTAAGAGATAAAGTTGTTGAGTCTGCAAAGTTGCACAGTCGCTCAATTAATGCCGAAATATGCACCCGCCTAGAACAAAGCTTTCTGCAAAATCAAAACGATTTTAATGCTGGCTATAATGCTTGTATGGTTCACATGGTTATTGCAACATCAAAAGCGCTATCTCAAAAAGGCATTCCATGGAGTGATGTTCAAAAGGCCTTAATTGAAGTTGTGGATGACTTTCATAAAATTTCGAATGAAAAAAAAGCACCCTAGGGTGCTTTTCTTATATAGCTTGCTTACATGTATTATATGTTTCAAGCGAGGATGCTAATTTGTTATAATAATTAATCTTTTCTTTAGCTTGCTTTTCCCAAAGCCTTATCTCATTTTGCATAAAATAAACATAATTAAAAATTGCTGAATCCATAGCCTCTAAAAGGTCCTTTTTGGCCGGATCAAGACATGCGTAAAACTCCTTCTCTACAAGCCCCTCTCTTATCTTTCTTAATTCCGTCACCTGATTACCAAGCGATATTCTGGCTGTAGACCCAGCAATTAAATCTGCGCGCGTCCAGTTATTGGTAATTTTCATGAAATCTTCCAGCATATCTTTCTTGTGCTGAATTTCTCTCTGCTTGGCTTCTTGCTGTTGCTTAAACTCATTATCTCTTTTTTCAGAAAGAAGCTTAATTTCTTCGGCCTTTAAAAGCTTAGCTTTTTCAGCCTCTTTTCTTCTTGCTTCAGCAGCTTTTTCAGTGTTCATGGCATCAATTTTATTTTGTTCCAATCTTTCGAGATTGGCAATCTCGGCCTGTTTCAATCTTTCAGCTGACGCCTTATTACTCTGATGCATAAAATAAAGCATGCCAGATACAAGAATGAGAAGTCCAATAAATAAATACTTCATCTACTGCCTCGCTTAAAGATTACGCCAAAGAATTTTCACAATTCTATCTCGACATAAAATGACGGTATATTCCTGTAAATCTACCTGTTTTACATACTCAGTAGCAGCACAGTGAAGTCTTCCATCTTCAAGAACATAAAATCTAGGCTTGCTTACTTCCAATTTATCCTTCAGTGCTTGATGACTATCCCCAATTCTTACCAAATCACCAGATGGAGTGCGAATGCTGGTAGTTGTCCTTTCTGCATACGTGAACCCCGACACTAAACATAAAGCTAATAATAATTTTTTCACAATAACCCCCTAAATAGTTATTTTCACATCATAACTTTAGGGTGAATCCTGATCAATCAGAAACCATTTCTTTCTTAAATGATTCAAAGCCTTTCTTATCAGATTGAGCCACACGTGCTGCAACGGCGTTATTGAAGATTCCCTGCTTATATAGCTTGTTTGCTGCCTTAACGTAGTTCTGAAATGCGCCGTAGGTCATTTCCATGATTTCGCTATGCTGATGGCCCATTGATACCAGAAACTGGAATGAATCAAACCAAGTGGAGTCATCTTTCTTTTTGATGCCGCGTTTCGGTCTTTCATATCTGAAGTAAGCCTGATTGACCAGAAGCACCGCTTTAAGCAGATCTTTAAATCCTTGCTCATCAGCAGCAAGCTCTACCAGTGATTCATTATTCAGATCAGTGACACATGCCATGGTCGAAATGACCTGCACACCATGAGCTTTAAATAGACCTGTCAAAATCTCATCTGAATGATTTTGGTCTTTGATGAAGTTCTTAATCAACTCAGCATGCATTGCCCAGGTATCAAAGTCTTTCATCTGGATCTGACGCACTTCAATGTCATTAATCCGGATGCTGCGATTTGTTGCTAAGAAAAAATCATTCATGGTGGAATCCCGAGATAAATTTTAGACATTAAAAAAACACCCGAAGGTGCTTTTCTTTTAACTTTGATAAAGGCTGAATTCTATAAAGTCCAACTACCACCTTGTCCCATCTCATAAACGATAAAAATTAAGGCTAGTACCATTAGTATGACAACAACGATTTCTGTTTTTGTTAGCATCTTCAGCGCTCCACTTTTCATCATTCATATGATAAGTAAAGCAAACAATTTATAACATAAAGGTTACAAAAAAATTATTGGATGTTACAAAGATTTAGAAGTTAGGGAAGTTTCTTTAGAGTGTAGCTACCTACTGAAGCATTCAAACATTTCGTTAAGCAACTCAACAAAAAGTTTCAACCGAA